TCGTTTTCATGCTTACACTCCGTGCACTTATACTTGATTTCGTGCTCAAGTGCCGGAATGTTTTGTAAGAATTCTGCGATGTCCTGTAACTGACCAGTTGTCATAGAATTCAAAAACTCTTCAACCTCTTCTTTGGGCTGATCTTCTAAATCAATTCTCTCATCTTCAGTAAGAACTGCAGAAATTGATCCAGCAAGCATAGCAAATGCAGTTTCAGCATTCACTTCATCATCATCAGATTCTGCTCTTGCGACGACATCATCTTGCATCAATGTTTGATAGGATGGATACTTCATCTCCACACTGATTTCATCATTCAGTTCAATGATATTGTCTTGCTTTCCAACTTCGATTTCAATACCGTCGATTGTAAACTTGACGGGATTCTCGTGTTCGCAGTTTTCACACCGCAGAACGATTGTAGAAGTTTCTCCGACTGACTTTGATCGAACTTGAAGGAACATATATTCCACGTCGAATGTAGTCAGTGAAGCAACATCCAGTTTTTCTTTAGGATCCACACAGGCAGCAATGGTGTCGACCATTGATTCCAGAGCAGTGATAGTGTCACCTGACTCGTATGCTTGTAGTAGTACCTTTTCTTCTTTGACCAAGTATGGTCTAAATTTTACTGTCTTTCCCGTTGAGGGGATTTTCATTTTAAAATTCAGGGTTTGATTTAACTTAGGTAATGCCATAATAATATCTCATTTTATCCTTGTTGTGCGTCGTTTGAATACGTCCTATATGCTATTGACACGGTAAACTCATGTGCCGCAGACTGTAGTTGATTATTTAGTTCGATTGTAGTAAGGTTGGTTGGGAATGCGTCATGCAACTTCGCATCATAAACTCGTCTACCGTTTCGAGTGTACTGACGAATTTTCACATCTCGTACATACTCTCGGAAGTATCCAGCGAATGCTGGTTTGTCGTGCCCCTTCCCTCCCTTTCCTGGTTGATGAGTTACAGCATTCATCCACTCTTGGAAGTATTGTCGCATCTCATATGAGTTGGTCAAGTAGTAGGAAAAACTAACTTCGGGCATGGTATGTCCGACTGCCACTGGAACTGACTCTGCTCCCATGATTCTTTGTGTTGTTTGGATCTGCTTTCCTGGGATTCCAGCAGCAGTACAGAGAAGATTCTTGTCTTCACTGTTTGAGAAATCTCTCGTTGATCCGGATACTGGAAACTGCATTCCATTGATCTTCGGCCATTCGACAATCCACTTGTTCTGTGCTGCCATGCCGAGTTGTGCCATGATCGTGCCACGGAATCGATCCGGAGCAAATTTACTAGCACTGTTTGCAGCACCGAAAAGATCACTTCCTCTTGCTGTTGCCATTAGAATCTACCTATCATTTTTCTACTTTCGTTGTGCACATATCCTTTATCCTTCTTAGCAAAGTCAGAAGTTGGCAAGTGTACTGCCATTTCCCACTCTTCTGAAGGAACATTGACTATGCTCCCCCTCACATTTCCCGTGAGGTATTTTTTGAAACAGGGTCTAAACTGTTTCAATGATCTTGCCGATTTCAAACGATCGTAGGTTATCTTGAATCGTGTCGACTCGTCGAACCTTTTGTCACTGACCGTTTTTAATAATCCTCCATAAAAGAACTTTTGTCGGGTCTCTACATCCAAGTAGTGAAGATTCAATCCTTCGAATCCTCCGGAAAAAGTATCTACCAGTATGACTAAAGGGAACCTATCATAATATTCTAAAGTTGCTTTCGTCTTGGGGTCGTAGAAGAACATATACATCTTCCCTGGAAACGGAGTCATAGTTTCATGACTATAAGGATAATCCGGATCCAATCCATCCCTGAGCAATTTGTTTCTATTAACACTAGACTTGTTTATGGTCTTTAACTTTTTACGAAACCACTTCTTAGATTCTTCACTCCCTGCTCGGATATCATCTGGTCGTCTGAGTTTGTTTATTGACATGCTGTTATTTATACAAGATAGGCGTAAAAAAGGGGACGCAATTGCGTCCCCATGCTTCCCAAGCAAAATTGGCTCCGAGATCAGGAATCGAACCTGACTATGGATGATTAACAGTCATCTGCCACACCTTGCGGCTCTCTCGGATTATCCGTACTGCGGAAGTCCTCTTGACTTCCTACCCTTACCCCAATTCTTAGCACCGAATGTCGGTTGTTGAGAATCACAGTTTGGGCATACTAGTTGGAAATTGTTTGGATCATTGTTGGTCGCATTGCCGTCAATATGATCCACCCATAATGTTATTGGTTTGCCTTGCCATTCTGTGATGCCGCATATGTTACATCGGTCTCCGTATTCTTCGACCAACCACTTGCGGACCATCTTCCTCGTTAGTGTTCGTTTACCCTCTAACCACTCAGAGATTTTAACCTTTATTTGGTATTGTCCCTGACAGGAATTGTTACAGTAGGTTTTGCGGGGATTAGAAAGTTCGTCCCCGCAGTTTAGGCAGTTCATTAATCTGCGTTGGCGAGTTTTTGGAAGTATGACATTGCGTCCTCTTCCTCACCCTCTTTCACTGACTCAGCAGTTTCGGGGGCAGGATCCCAAGGAGGAGTATTATCTACAGCATCCATTGCCACTTCTTCCTTGATAGTGCGAGGTGCTGTTTCACCGAGAACTTCTTTTAACTTAGACTCTAGTTCTTCGTACGACTTGTATGAAGAAGGATCAACGTACTCACTGATATCGTGCAACTGATTCATCGTTGCCTGAAGTTGAACTTCGTCACCGTCAAACAGTTGAGAAGGTTCTTTAAACTCAGAACGATCATAGTTGCGATATCCTTCCACATTACGAATCTTCAACTGGAAGTCTGCTCCGTTCCACAGATCAAAGGGATCTACAGGAGTTTCTCCTGGGAACTGAGGTTGCATCAGGTCTTGGATTTTGTCAAAGATCTTCTTACCGAACTGATACTTGAAGACTTTGCCTTCGTTCTCAGGGGCAGATGGATCAGAGATCACAAGAATGTTTGTCACATAATGCAGACGTCGCTTCTGTTTACGAACTGTCTCACGATCTTCTTCGTTTCCAGTGTTCCACAACTTGCTGTTGAGTTCACCGAGAGGATCCTGCTGACCAAGAGAGGTCAGAGACTTCTCAATGTACCACTTACCAGTTGGACCTTTGAAACCGTGATCCCAGTAACGTACCCATGGGACTTCTGATTCTGCGGGGAGGAATCGGATGACTGCGTATCCATTGCCTGCCTTGTCGACAGTTGGTTTCCACAGATTCTCATCTCGATTGTTGTTGGACTTAGTAGAACCGTTTGCTTCTTGTGCTGCTTCTACCAGTTTGTTGATATCGTATCGGCGTGATTTGAGTGCTGAAATATCCATTGTGTTTTCCTTGTATAACTGAAGTATGTTTGTATAAGTGCCCCTGTATCGGCGGGACACTCATATTTATAATCATTTCGTATTTGAGACGAAGTCGTTGATGCGGGATGCGTATTCTGAGATCTCTGCAAAGGTGGGGAACGCGGGCATGACAGGAACTTCAGGGTTCTTGCCAGCGCTGGTCTCCCAGTCATACTTCATCATCAATTCGTCACGTTGTGTGTTGAATTGAAACTCGAGCATCTCAGATGCTTTTTGGAATATTTCGAATCGAAGTTCGAAAGGTGTTTTGTTAGACATAATAGTCTCCTTGTGTTTGTGTGTGATGAGGCATTTCCCATACCTCATACACTATTATACTCACACAAAATGAGAACACAAGGATTAAACTGGAAGTTCGTTTCCCTGAGGAAAGAAGTTGAGTCGCATTGCTTCGACTTCCAACTTCTGTTTCACGACTGGAGAGACATACTTCTTACAGTCTTCCAGTTCGATCTGATACTGTTCACAGAGATAGATGATGGCATCCATATAAGACAGTTGCTTTTCAATGACAGTAGATTCAACCATCTTGCTGAATCTTGCTTTTGTCATGAAATCCAGATCATCTTTACTCATCAGCAGGTGGCTCTGCGTCGTCAAATGTAGGGGGAACGACTTCATGCGGGTTGATGTCTTGTTGTTGATCTGGAACCTCCACGATAGAGGCAGACTGCCTCAATTCTTCTAGTAATTGATTAACTTCCCTATATGGTCGACCATACAAGTAATTTGTGAGATTGTTGAATTCATCTACACCAACTAATACTTTCTCAGACATAAGTTTCTCCTGCTGGAGCGACTACAATCCACTCCATTTTATTCTCCATTTTCTTTCCGTAACGATGGTCACACCAGACATTATCTCTGAGATAGACCTTTAAATTCTTAACGTAGTTTTCTACGACCTGATATTCTAATCTCTGTTTAGAGTCTTTAGAATCTTTCTGTGCTTTGATGGACTTCAGATAATCTTTGTTGTAGTCCAACCACTCTTTCACGTTCTTGTAACAGAGTGGATTATCATCGGGTAACTTGAGAACATCTGGGTGAACATTCTTAGTTCCGGTAATGCCCCGAGCAGCACGTGCTTTAGCCAGTCTCTCGACTGCAGCTGCTTTCTGCTCCTCGGTCATAGGTTTGCGTTTCTTGCGAGGTTTCTTCGGAGGAGTTATTCCCAACTCTTCTCGGATCTTCGCCATCTTCTCTTCTTTCTTCGTGGGCACGTGCCTGATCTCCTGCTCCCCAAGGTGGGGTGTACTCTTCCAGTTCTGAAATTCTGAACTGATTCCAACGGTATCGATCAATATCCCAAACAGTGATGAGGTCTGTCTCCAACGGATTGTTGGGATCTGTGTCCTTCATATGCTTGTCGGGGATCATTGCCTCGATCAAAGTACATCGCATTTCCTCAACCTTTTTAGTATGAGGATCGTAGTACTTTATGTTGACCGGATCCCTATTCAGATCACGAATCACATTTGCCCAAGTGGGGGTTCTTCCTCTTTTCAGTGGCATCTTAGTAATCGTATCCGTGTTCTTCGATGTAGTCGTCTAACTTAGCACTTGCTTGATGACTTTCGTATCCTTCTTCAAGGAGGTCTGCATAGATGGCATCCCAGTCAATCCAGACTTCAGTTCCTGCCATGTTAGTGGTGTGACGGGAGACTAGCATCTCCATCAGTTCTTCAAATTTTAATTTTACCATTGTTTCTATTTTACTGTTACAGATTAAGATTACAAGTTATTTCTTTGAGTGAACTTCTACTGTTACGTTCTTAGGAAGTTTCACTTTACTGTTTGAGTGATTGTGATGTATCACGAACTCAATATCACCGAACTCCTCAAATATCTTGTTCCAAATAGGTCTCCAGACATCAAGAAGTTTGTGATTATTCGTATTGTTGCGATCCGAAGGAAGCACAACATCAGTGAAGGATCGCATATTGTGATCCATGATAGAGTCGAATCCCCACAGATGAATTTGATCGGGACTGTGTCGTCGAGCACTATAGTGTGTCGTGAAGTGTCCACAGTTGAAGTTTGTTGCTGCCTGTGCAGGATTAGGTCCACAGTATTTAGGCACGTCAGTGTAGAACTCACGGATGTGGTGAGAGTGCTTGATGTAGAACGATGGATTCTTGTCCATCCAAAGTTTAGGACGATTACCCATGACCCATTGATATGCGTCGAGGTTCACTTCACCTTTCGTGAGTGCCTTGCACATTTTAAAATCGACGATGCCGCAAGCATACACGTTACCCAGTTCCATCGGAGGGACATTGCAGATCATGAGTTTACCCTCACGTTCTTGCCTCCACTCTTTCGGAAACAACTGTGCCATATCACCGTTTCCGACAACATGAATCTTTTTCATTTTGCTAACTGTCCTCTGATATAATCATTTCCTTTCTGTCCAGTCCAGTGCATAACAATGGGATCATCTGGACCACGACCTTGTTCAAGATCTAATCGCAATACATTATATGTAGTGGGACCCTCAGTGATGTGCGTGAATCTAGTACCAGGATCTTGATTGAGGAC